AAAAGAATATCCATGTTGGATTACCAAAGGTTAGTGATCCCGTTTTCGATTCCTTGGATGATGTTAAAGTTGCTTTAATAGACCGTGCATTGGAAAGCGGAAAAATTAATGAGTTAGTCCCTGAAACAACTAAAATTCATAATAAACTGAAGGCTGAAAGGAGTATTCCCGTAAAACCTGATGATATACTGGAGCTTCCTGCTGAAAAAGTCGAGACAGAGTTTGTTATTAGTGGTGTTGACAAAGCAGCCAAAACCACTGAACAAGGCAAGATGGCAGAAAGAATCCTTCCTAGATACATGGTAAATGAACATGGTGTGGTTACAAATGAAGATGTTTTACGAATAAATTTGCCAAAATCATATAATCTCAAGATACAAGCAAAGTACGCAGAAACACCAGACGGCCAGATTATCCTAGCGCCTGAGATCATGGGCCCTACTTTTGGCGAGGTTAGCCCACTAAGTGAGGGCTCTCTTGTTTACAATTCCTTGGACCAAGCTAAAACTGGTTTAATAGATTATGCTTTGCATTCTGGACTCCCTGAACCAGGAGCGCCTGGATGGGGTATTTCAAAAACACAGGAAAAAATGTTGTCTAAGGCTCGTGAAAAACTGGAGGTTGAAAGACAGATTCCTGTCCAACCAGATGAAACAGGGATTATTGATGAAAACTTCAATTTTATACCGTTTACAGAAGCTCTCTTGAAACAGAGATGAGCATTAAAGGTGCTCTACCAAAATTACCTCGAAAAGAAGTAGATAGGATTTATGAAAAAGAAGCAACGCAAGACCGTCGCTATCTGCAGGGCTTGTACGAAGCAACTGCGAGGCGGGAGAACAAAACAGTATCAGAAATAGTAGCTGAAACGCAAGCGGGGTTTGAAGTGCCTATACGAGCAAAACCGCCTCCTTTTGCCATAGAAGCAACAGCAGATGAGTTGTTGGATTGGCAGAAACCGTTAACGGAACAACAACCAGCAGTACAAGAAAAAATTAAAAATTTAATTGGTGAAGATTTTTTTAACCAGGCTGTTGGTGATGGTTATACCGGGGAAGAATTTTATGACAGATTTAACGATGCAATATCAAGGGGAGCTATAGACATTCCTGGCCCCGGTAATCCTGCAGTATCTAAAAAGAAATTTGGCGTAGATGTCTATCTTAATGATGCAGGGATCAAGGGCATTGCGTATGGCCCCGATTCTGTTAAGACTTTTGATCCTAAAAAAACAAAGATCCCTAAGACAGCTCAATTTCCAAAGTCGTTACAAACACCAAAAAAACCAATTGGTTTAACAAACAAGAAAATTACGGCAAGATCGCTTATTTCCAGGAAAATAAGTCCTGATTTTTATGGTAAAGATGAATTAATGGCAGCTGTCGGTTCGGTTGCGAAAAAAAATCAAGGCGAAGCATTGCCACCTTGGGTTTATAGGTATAAAAGCGATGCACCTGGTGGGATAAGGGATTTCGATGGTATACAAGAGCTGTTTTATGAAGCAGATTCAACTTGGGCCGCACGACTGGATGAAGCGCATAATACTCCAGGAGGCGATGCCAATGAACTTGTAAGTGAGTGGCTTAGGAATGATGATTTAATACCCAGCCACGCAGAGGAAGTTAATGAATGGAACAGGCAGGTCACGGAGCAAGAAAGAACTATTGATTTACTTAAATCGGGTGATTATGACCCAAGAGGAATGACCGAGGAAGATGTTGATAAGGCTTTAAAAAAGATATCTGAAAATCAGGAAACTGTTGAAGTAGAAGTCTTTGATTTTTTTGATGATGACACGCCGCCCTTTAATTCAGGGGGTCCTGTTACTCAACCCCTATACAATGATCGGAGATATATTATTTAATGGCCATAACAGCTGAATTTGGAATCCAGCCCTTTCAAACTGAGGAAGAAGCCAGGGCATATCGGGAAAATATGCCGATTGCCATGCGCTCAACTGCCCGTGGTCCAATACAGGGGCTTGCTAGTCTTTCCGGGATGGGCGATATTCCTGCTCTTGGTGAACGCTTATTATTTGGCGGGGGACCTAAATTTTGGGCACCCGAATCTGAATATAAAAGCTATGGTGAATCAAGACAAGATTATCTGGAAAATATAGGCGGCGCACTTGTTCCCGGAAAAACCGTTGAAGGCGGAGTCCAGGGAGGCCAGCTACTTACCGAGCTTGCTGGTATTGGAATCGTTGGCAAACAAGCCATTGATCTTATCAGGAAGTATGGTCCACAGGCCATTGTCAAAATAAAAAGTATTTTTATCAAAAACCCAGAAACCACGGTTGATGATGCAGTGCAAATAGCTCTATCTGAAAGAACAGGCTACATGCCTTCCACATCCGGTTATGCTTCTCCTAAAACTAAAATGTACCACGGTGCAAAAGGAGAGCTTCCAGAAGAATTTATGGACTTTGGGGATTATGCAAGTTCTAAAAGTTCTGCTTATGGAGATGGGTTTTATACCACCTCAAGAACAGGCACTGCAAAAGGCTATGCAGGAAAAGAAGGAAAACTTTACGAAGTAACTCCTAAAAAAGAATTAAAACTGTTTGACATGGATCAGTCGGTTCCTCCGAGCATAAAACAATCCATTAAAAAATCTTATGGGCGTTTTGAGAGTGAGTATGAGGGGCGTATTTTAAATTTTCTTGAGGAGAATCCCAAAGCATCCTTGGTAGAATTGTACGATGAAATGAGAACTTTGGCTCCTTATGAACGTGTCCCTATTTATGAATTGGATGAATATTTTTATGAGTTAAACTCAATCCTTTATAAATCAGGCTATAAAGGATTAAGGCATAAGGGAGGGGTTTTATCTGCGCGCCCCAAAAAACATGAGGTTAATGTATATTGGAATCCTGGAAAAGATTTGGACATAAAGCCTGTATCAGAAACTACTGCTAAAAACCTCGGTGGCCCCGTAACCAAGCCCCTTTATGCAGACAAAAGGTATATATAATGACCACTCTCCGTTTAACCGAAGTCTATAAAAAGAAACCGAACCTTGAACCGTTAATCAATAAAATCAAGGCCGATGAACCGTGGTTAAAGAACCAGGTGAATTTCATCTGGCTGATTGGTAGTTTTGCCAAAGGTACTGCCAGGGAAGATAGTGATGTTGACTTGTTGATGGTCCAATATGAAGACAACCTGGAGCCTTGGAAAAGGGAATTGCGTCATTTTGCAAAATTCTTTCCCGATATTAAATTACAAACGCATCAGCTGTTGAATGAGCGCTGGCAAAGGATCAAGCAAAATAAGTCCCCTTTTTACCAGGGCGTTGTAAACGAGAAAGACCACATTGGGATTGTGCCTAATGGCCAATAAGAAACAGGAAAAGTTAAGTGCCAGGCAAGAGCGTTTTGCTCAGAACGTGGCTTTAGGCATGAACAATGCCAAAGCGGCGCGGGAAGCGGGATATGCTCCAAAAAACGCAGCCAGGGCAGGTTGTCTCCTTACCAAGAATAAAGATTCAAAAGTTCAGAAACGAATCAATGAATTACAGAAAAAAGGAGCAGATCGGGTGTTACTGACTTTATCCAGGCACCTGCTTAATTTAATGGAAATCCGGGACAGAGCCTTTGAAAAGGGTTCTTTTTCCGCCGCTGTAGCCGCTGAAATTGCTCGTGGCAAAGCAGCAGGATTATATGTAAATAGATCCGAACTAACGATTAATAAGATAGAAAGCATGAGCAAGGAAGAAGTTATTGATCGCCTAAATAATCTTTATCAGGCTACCGGGGGAGCTTTACCCAACAGCAAGATTATAGATTTAAAATTAGAACATGAACCAAAAATTAACGGAAGTACCTGAAGAAACGCTTAAGGAATACTACGAACTCAGTGAACGCTATAAAGAGCTTACTGAGATTGAGCAAGCGCAAACGAGCTTTTTGTCATTTGTCAAAAGCCAATGGCCAAGTTTCATTCAGGGACATCATCATACAATAGTAGCAAAAGCCTTTGATCGCATAGCCGAGGGTTCCTTAAAGCGGTTGATCATCAACATGCCTCCCAGGCATACGAAAAGTGAGTTTGCGAGTTTCTTGCTCCCTGCTTATTTAATCGGACGCAATCCTGCTCTTAAAATTATTCAAGCTACACATACGTCTGACTTGGCGGTTCGCTTTGGGCGTAAGGTCAGAGACTTGATTCAATCAGATGTTTATAAACATATTTTCCCGGAAACGGTATTGAATCCTGATTCAAAGGCAGCAGGAAAATGGGAAACCATGTCGGAGAAAGAGCCTACTGTTCGTGGGGAGTATTATGCTGTTGGTACGGGTGGCGCTATTGCTGGACGGGGAGCTGATCTTTTTATCATTGATGATCCCCATTCCGAGCAAGATGCAATGTCCAAAATAGCTTTGGCTGATGCTTACGAGTGGTACACTTCTGGACCACGGCAACGACTGCAACCAGGAGGTTCAATCGTCATAGTCATGACCCGGTGGTCGATGAAGGATTTGACCGGGCGTTTGATCAAGGACATGTCCCGCAGCGAACAGAACGATCAATGGGAGTTGATTGAATTACCGGCGATTATGCCCAGTGGCGATGCCGTATGGCCTGAGTACTGGAAAATTGAGGAATTGGAAGGTATCAAGGCAGCTTTGGGCAATGGACCAAAATGGTTTGCCCAGTATATGCAGAACCCTACTGCCGAAGAAGGGGCACTGATCAAGCGGGAATGGTGGAAGGAATGGCCTGAGGAGAAGCCCCCTGAATGTGAATACATTATCCAGAGTTATGATACCGCGTTCCTACGCACTGAAACTGCCGACTATTCTGCGATCACTACTTGGGGTGTTTTTTGTCCTTATGGCAGGATCGGAGAGGAAATGTATACCGGTGAAACCGCACATTTGATTTTATTGGATTCGGTCAAGGCGCGGCTGGAATTTCCAGAGTTAAAAGCCAAAGCCTTGAAGTTATATGAGTATTGGGAACCCGACACCGTTATTATTGAGTCCAAGGGAAGCGGTACTCCTTTAACCCAGGAATTACGGAAAATCGGCATACCCGTGCAGAATTTTACTCCCAGCAAGGGCTCTGACAAAGTAGCAAGGGTCAATGCCTGTACGCCTTTGTTTGAGTCTGGAATGGTCTGGAAGCCTGATGAATTTTGGGCAACAGAAGTGGTTGAAGAATGCGCGGCTTTTCCTAACGGGGATCATGACGACTTGGTGGACTCCATGTCACAGGCAGTTTTGCGTTTTCGCCAGGGTGGTTTTGTACATTTGGCGACTGATTATGAGGATTCGTTTGAGGGCCATCGCCACAAGGAAATGATTTATTACTAATGCTGCCAATACTGACAATTGGTATGGCTACCTATGATGATTATGAAGGCGTGTTTTTTACGATTCAAGCATTAAGGATGTATCACCCGGAAGTAATGGACCAGGTTGAAATATTGGTTATTGATAACAATCCAGAAGGTGAAGAAGGAAAAGAAGTAAAAAGGTTCATTGAGGGTTATGAAGCGGATTCAGGTTTATTTACACAAGGAAATGTTCCAAACGGAAGGTATATCCCCTTTACTGAATATCAAAGCTCTTTTGTTAAAGGGCAAGTATTTGAACAGGCAAAAGGCGACTTTGTTCTTTGTCTCGATTCCCATGTGTTTTTGGTTCCTGGTTCTTTGAAAAAACTTATTGATTATTATTCTATGTTTCCTGACACTAAAGATCTTATTCAAGGTCCTCTGATACACGATAATTTGTGCAATTTTTTTACTCATCTTCAGCCTGAATGGAATGATCAGATGTTTGGAAACTGGGAGTTCGCCGAAGAACTTTTTAATGCTGGCAATCCTTTTGAAATACCGATGCAAGGCTGTGGTTTGTTTTCCTGTAAAAAAGAGCATTGGGTTGGGTTCAATCCTAAGTTCAGAGGCTTTGGTGGAGAAGAGTGGTACTTGCAGGAAAAATTCAGGAAGCACGGGGGTCGGGCCTTGTGTCTGCCGTTTTTACAATGGATGCATAGATTTAATAGAGTGGTAAATAAACCTGAATATTCTTTGGATATGTATGCCCGTATCAGGAATTTTATTATTGGCTGGACAGAGCTTTATGGAGATACGCAACATGAAGGAGTACAGTCCATAATAGAAAACTATGTAAAATTAGGTTATTCTGAAGAAAAGATAAAAGAACTTCTTGAAGGTTTTCCAGATAATTATTTATTTTGAAGAAATAGAAAATATGATAGAGTAATGCCTCATGGCTATTGATAAACAAATACAACCTGTAAGAAGCCCTGTTCCTATAGAAACACCAATGGAAATTGAATTAGAACTTCCTGGGGAAGAAACGGGAGAAATATTAGATTTTCAACAGCCGCCACAATTCAATGAAAATTTGGCGGATTTTTTGGAAGAGGATGTTCTTCAATCATTAGGCTCTGAATTAGTAAATCTTTATGAAGAAGATAAAGAATCACGCAAGGATTGGTATGAGGCTTTTAGCAAGGGTTTAGATCTATTAGGCATTAAACAGGAAGAACGAACGCAGCCGTTTCAGGGAGCAAGTGGCGTTAATCATCCCCTTTTAGCAGAAGCAGTAACCCAGTTTCAGGCTCAAGCCTACAAGGAACTTTTACCAGCAGGCGGCCCAGTTCAGGTTCAGGTGGTAGGGACGCATAACCCAGAAATTGTAGCCCAATCAACCAGGGTCAAGGAGTTCATGAACTATCAGATTAGTCATGTAATGGAAGAATATGATCCTGAGATGGATTCGCTATTGTTTTATTTACCGCTTTCTGGAAGTGCCTTTAAAAAAGTTTATTTTGATACGATGTTAAATCGTGCCGTCAGTGAGTTTGTAAAGGCAGAAGATTTGGTGGTTGGTTATTCCACTACAGATCTTTCAACTTCTCCTCGCGTAACCCACGTTATGACAATGACCAAGAATGATTTATTGAAAATGCAATTAAACGGCACTTATAGTGATGTTGAATTAATGCAGCCTGGGTTAATTACGCCAAATGAAGTTCAGGAAAAAATGGAAAAATTGGAAGGTGTAAATCCAACGTATGCAGAAAACAATGAGCTTTATACTATTTTAGAATTTCATGTTGATCTCAATTTAACGGAAATTGAGGATCATGGTTTTGCTTGTCCTTATATTGTGACTGTTTGTGAAGACATGAATCAAATTTTGGCGATTCGGCGCAATTGGACCGAAGGCGACACACTTTATAAAAAGATTGATTATTTTGTTCAATATAAATTTTTACCAGGACTGGGCTTTTATGGTTTTGGATTGATTCACATGATTGGTGGATTGACTAAGTCTGTTACTTCTATTTTACGACAATTGATTGATGCTGGAACTTTGGCTAATCTTCCAGCAGGGTTCAAGGCTCGTGGTATGCGAATACAGGGGGAAGACGAGCCTTTGCAACCTGGAGAATTTAGGGATGTTGATGTTGCAGGAGCTACGATCAAGGACTCATTACTGCCTTTACCTTATAAAGAACCTTCTGCCGTGTTGTCTCAGCTTTTAGGTCTTTTGGTAGATTCTGGTAGACGTTTTGCTTCTATTGCGGATATGCAGGTTGGTGATATTGGTAGTCAGCAATTACCTGTAGGCACGACTATAGCGATGTTGGAACGGGGCACAAAAGTCATGTCAGCTATTCATAAGCGTTTACATTTTGCTCAGAAAAAAGAATTTAGGTTATTGACTAAACTTTATGCCACTTACCTACCGCCTGAATATCCCTATATGACAGACCAGGGGCAACAAGTGATTATGGCTCAGGACTTTGATGAGCGTATTGATGTATTACCTGTTAGTGATCCAAATATATTTTCAATGGCTCAACGGGTAATGATCGCACAACAACAATTACAAATGGCACAAGCAGCACCAGATATTCATAATTTACAAGAGGCATATCGCCGAATGTATGAGGCTTTAGAGATAAAAAACCCACAAAGTTTATTCAAACAACAACCCCAAGTTCCTCCTAGAGACCCGATCAGTGAAGAACAGGCAGCAATGATGGGGCAGCCGATCAAGGCTTTTGAATGGCAAGACCATGAGGCTTATATTGCAGCGCATTCTTCTTTTATACAAAACCCTATGGCACAACAAAATGAGATGGTTGTTCAAAT